GCGGCTAAGACGATGTATGGTTCTACCATCCAAAGTTATGGATTGAACATCGATACTACGACCACCCAACAAGTAACAACCGGGCCGACCATGAAGCAAGCTGATGAAATCATGGGCCCAATAAGAACAGCCATAACAAGATCCAGAGGACCTCTGTTTGGATTTCTAACTGAAGGCTCTCTTCAAAACACGACGGGGTCTAAAGTAAACAGGGTTAAGTTAGCTTCAACTAAGTTGGGAATCCAGAACTTTCTAACCGGCTCCATTCTCGAAGTGAGACCAATGAGTATAGCTAAACTTCAAGGTCGACATGATAAATATGCCACAGTTGACGAATGGCTTTCCTGTGACATAAGAGAAGACGTCATCGGAGCAATCGAACAGGGTGCTTCTAAAAACATGGACGACTATCTCATTATTGCTATGAGTTCAGAAGGTACTGTTCGAAACGGAAGTGGCGATACAATCAAAATGGAATTGTCAGACATTCTCAAGGGCGAATACGTTAACCCTCACGTTTCGATTTGGTGGTACAAACTTGATTCGGTAGACGAAATTTCGAATCCGGAAGTGTGGCCAAAAGCTAACCCGAACCTTGGAAAGACTGTTAGTTATGAAACCTATCAATTAGATGTCGAAAGAGCTGAAAAAGCTCCAGCAGCAAGAAATGATATTCTAGCAAAACGTTTCGGAATTCCTATGGAGGGTTACACTTACTACTTCACTTATGAGGAGACTCTTCCCCACAGAAAACGAGACTTCTGGCAGATGCCTTGTGCATTAGGCGGCGACCTTTCTCAGGGAGACGATTTTTGTGCGTTTACATTTTTGTTTCCGTTATCTAATGGTTGTTTTGGTGTAAAAACCAGAAACTACATATCTTCATTAACGTTAATGAAATTACCAGCAGCCATGCGAATTAAGTATGACCAATTTATGAACGAAGGAAGTTTGATCGTTCTTGAGGGAACTGTGCTCGACATGATGCAGGTTTATGAGGATTTAGACAGTCATATAACTGAATGCGGTTATGATGTTCGATGTTTCGGCTTTGATCCATACAACGCAAAAGAGTTTGTTGAACGTTGGGAATCCGAAAATGGTCCATTCGGTATTGAAAAAGTTATACAGGGTGCAAAAACAGAGTCCGTTCCTTTGGGTGAGTTGAAGAAACTCTCCGAGGAGCGGATGCTTTTATTTGACGAGGAATTGATGACTTTTGCCATGGGTAACTGCATTACTTTGGAAGATACGAACGGAAACCGTAAATTATTAAAGAAACGATATGAGCAAAAGATTGACGCTGTCGCAGCTATGATGGACGCCTATATCGCTTATAAAGCGAATAAAGATGCTTTTGAATGAGGAGGCCTCTAATAAATGAGTAATCCTACTTCCAGGATAAAATAATTTTAAAAGGAGATGCAACATGAACAATTTAACAGCTGAAGAACTTTCAGTTCTGAACAACTTATCTCGAGTTCTTAATCCGTCTGTATCCCTCGGCGCCAAACTTCAGGAAATGATCGGGGTGCTTGGAGAAGATGGCACTCCTGTAAATGCCGTTGCGGCCACAGGAACGCTGGATATAACTGGCGTTGTTATTGATGGTGAAACCGTGACGATCAACAATCCGGCCGTTTCCGGAACCGATGTCTATGATTTTCTGGCCGATACGGCCCAGACAAAGACTACCGCATCAAACATCGCTGTTAATATTACGGAAAATACAGTCAAGGCGTTCGGAACATTAACCATGGACACCCAGCCAACATCTGGTGATACGGTTACTATCGGAGCAAAGACATACATATTTGTTCCTGTTGGAACGGCCAATGGCGTCGGTGAAGTATCCATCGGAGCAACTCTTGCAGGAGCTCAGGCGGCACTTGTTGCGGCTATTAACGGCACAGATGGCGTCAATACTGCGCATACACTTGTGCGTGCGGGAGCATTCAGCGCAAACGCATCGACAATCACCGCCATTATTGGCGGCACCGCTGGCAACGTTATTACCACGACTGAGACTTTTACTGCGGGAACAAACATATTTACTGCGGCTACTCTGGGTTCGGGGGCCGATTGCACCGCGACAAACGCTATAACTGCTCTTGTGGCGGCAATTACTGCCTCGGATACGCAGGGCGTTGGCGCAGTAGATGGTGCCGGTGACACCGTTGTTATAACTGCCGATATTGCAGGTGCTGCCGGAAACAATATCGTCCTTGTAGAAACAATGGCGAATGCGACCTTGGACGCTGCCAAACTGAGTGGTGCCGTGGACGGCACAATTGCCAGCGGTACAAAGTTCCTGATAGATGCCACATATTTGTATGTCTGCTTGGATGGCAACACTGTCGCCGAGAAAAACTGGCGTCGTATTTCCATTGGTGCGGCTTACTGATTTATAAAAGATGTTACAAAGTCGAGCTTATAAGGAGGTGATGACCAAAATGGAGGTGACATTTGGTTCCAGACTGAAACATGCTTGGAATGCGTTTATCAATAAAGACCCTACGGGATATTTCAAGGATGTCGGAATTGGCTACTCTTATCGACCCGATAGACCTAGACTTACACGTGGAAATGAGCGTTCAATTGTAACCTCGGTATATAACCGGCTTGCGTTGGACGCTTCTTCAATTAGTACCCATCATGTAAGGTTGGATGAGAACGACCGTTTCCTATCTGTCATCGATTCAGGATTGAACGGATGCCTCACCGTAGAAGCCAACATTGACCAAACAGGCCGCGCCTTTATGCAGGATGTGGCCATGTCAATGCTGGACGAAGGAAGTGTGGCTATTGTTCCAGTTGATACGACCTTTAATCCCGATGCTACTGGTTCTTATGACATTAATTCAACGCGAGTCGGTAAAATTTTGGACTGGTACCCAAAGCATATCAAGGTTCGTGTTTACAACGAAAATACTGGCCTGAAAGAAGACATTTTGGTGTCGAAGAGTACAGTTGGCATCATTGAAAATCCTTTTTATGCAGTTATGAACGAACCAAATTCAACCATGCAGCGCCTCATTCGAAAACTGAATCTTTTGGATAGTGTAGACGAACAGAGCAGCTCTGGTAAGTTGGATTTAATTATTCAGTTGCCATATGTAATCAAGACAGAAGCAAGACGCCAACAGGCCGAAAAACGGCGTAAAGATATTGAGGATCAATTGGCTGGTTCTAAGTATGGTATTGCTTATACCGATGGTACTGAGCATATTACACAGCTGAATCGTGCCGTCGAGAACAATCTAATGAAGCAGATTGAATACCTAACGAGTATGCTATACAGCCAGTTGGGGATCACTCAGAGCATCTTAGATGGTACTGCGGACGACAAGACAATGTTGAATTACTACAACCGGACGATTGAGCCTATTCTTTCGGCTATTGTTGATGAGATGAAACGAAAGTTTCTCACAAAAACTGCTCGGTCACAATTGCAGTCGATTTCATTCTTCAGAGACCCATTCAAACTTGTTCCGGTTAATGAGATTTCTGAGATCGCTGATAAGTTTACTCGAAACGAGATCGCATCTTCGAATGAAATACGGCAAGTTATCGGTTGGAAACCATCGAAAGATCCGAAAGCGGACGAGCTTAGGAATAAGAATCTGAGTGAGCCGTCAAAAGATAAAACCGATTCAATGAATGATGTGACTGAAGAAAAGATCGGGACGGCAAATAACAAATCGAAGGAGGAAAATTCAAAATGAAGAAATTTGATTTCAGTGGCTGGGCTACCCGAAATAATCTCAAGTGCTCTGATGGTAGAACCATCATGAAAGATGCATTTAAAGATAACAATGGGCAGACGGTTCCCCTCGTATGGAACCACCAGCATAACGACCCTCTGAACGTTCTTGGGCACGCACTGCTTGAGAATCGCGATGAGGGTGTCTACGCATACTGCAAATTCAACGAAACGGAATCCGGCAAGAACGCTAAGCTTCTGGTCGAGCACGGTGACGTGTCTGCTCTGTCTATCTACGCAAACCAACTTAAGCAGCAGGGTTCCAGCGTGCTTCATGGCGCAATTCGTGAAATCAGCCTCGTTCTGGCAGGCGCGAACCCCGGTGCGTTTATCGATGCTGTAATTCGACATGGAGAGGAATCCGATGAGGAAGCCATCATCTATACGGGTGAGAACATTGCGCTGTATCATGCCGATGATCAGAAGGAGGACAAACCCGAGGACAAGAAAGAAGAGTCTAAGAGCGAGAAAAAAGAAGACGAGGAAACTATTGCTGACGTATTCAACACTCTTAACGAAAAACAGAAAACCGTAGTCTATGCAATGATCGGGCAGGTTCTCGACGAAGAGTCCGAAGAGTCCGAAGATAACAACAACGAAGATTCTAAAGGAGGAAATGAAACTATGAAACACAACGTATTTGATAAGGAAGATACTATTCAGAAGGATGTTCTGAGTCATTCCGATATGGAAGCCATCTTTGCCGATGTTAAGCGTTATGGTAGCCTAAGGGATGCTGTTTTGGCTCATGGTATCGAGAACATTGATTATCTGTTCCCCGATGCTAAGAATGTTACTGACACCCCACAATTTATCCAGAGAGAGATGGGTTGGGTTCAGAAAGTTATGAATTCTGTTCACCACACCCCGTTCTCCCGCATCAAGTCTATCCTAGCTAACATCACTG